GGACTTTCTTCGTTTGGCAGCTTTGCTCCCCGGCTTGACTTTGCCAGTTACTGCTGTCTTAAGTTTTGATCCGGGATTGTCTTTACGATACTTAGCTACACCTTTCGCAGTCATACCTGCACCATCTTTGGTTTTGCGTTTATGACCACCTTTGATGGTGTGACCTTTCATTGTACCTTTTTCAGACATTCATGCTACCTCATTGTTGTCAAGAGGGCAAGTTGCCCTGCCCTCCTGAGTTAGTTATTTAAGCGAAAGACGCTGCAGTTTCTGCAGTGCCAAGCTCTGCTATAACTGCGAACACTCTAACCTTACCGTCGAAAGTTGCTGTATTAGCAATTAAGTCGATAGTATCAGCGGCAGTGTAGAACTTACCTACGCTTGTTGTACCTGAAGCTAAAGCAGTATGACCTGCAACTGCTGCAGCATAGATATCATCATCGGCATCGTCACCTAAGTCAAGAACTGGAGAACCAGTTGATGCTAAAGTAAGAACCTCAAGACCTGCCATAAGAACCAAACTGTTAGCAGGAAGTTCAAAAACTTCTACTGAGTCTGATGTAGTAAGGCTTGTTGATGAGAAGTCTAGAACAACTTCAACGATCTGAGGTTTAACACCGATAGGAACACCTGCGACAGCATTCGTAATACTATAATCTGGCATTATCTAGTCTCCCTATTAAGCGAAATCAATGACGCCACGTACAAGAGCTTCAGGTCTAAGGACTTTTCTTCCGAAGACATGTAACCCTCTAACAACGTCAGAGAATGATTCAGTTGAACGTACCACTTCAGTCTTTGCGATGTGAGACGCTGTAGCTGCAGCAGAAATGTGACCTGCCATAACAAGATTTTCAGAACCATCTGTTGCTAGTCCTGATAATGTTACTTGGTCTGTGCCTGCTGTGCTGTTTAGTGCAGTAGACTTGTAGCATCTGAAGCCTGCAAGTGTACCGGGAGTTGCAAGTCCGTTTCTTAGGTTAGAAGTTGCATCGCCAGTTACCTGTACTTCAGCAATCTTGTTTCCTGCTTGAAACATCTTCTCGTAGAAGATTGGAGGAGCAACAAACCATCTGTTCTCTTCTGGTACAGACTGATCATCCATCAATCTTGCCATTAATAGCATAAGATTGATACCTGCATCATCAGCTTCTACGTTAATAGGAGCAGATGCTGTACCTAAAGTTGACTCAGTAGTTGTTAAACCACCTGAAACACTTGCATCATCAGCACCTGCAATACCTGCACCGTTTGCTAATGTCTGCAACACGTTTGCATCATATTTTCTCTTCAAAGAAAAAGCACCTGAAGAAGTTGCTAATGCTTCAAAGTTAACATGCGAGTGTCTTTCCTCGATGTCATCAATTTTAAATGCAAATGCGTTAGCTTGGTCAACGGTCAATGTAATTTGATCGTCTGCCAAGTCTTGAGTGTTTACCACAGAACCCCTTGAATAACTAGATACAGTTATTGTTGGTTCTTTGATAATATTTACAGTGTCACCAAAGTTTTCAATTTCACCAGTGTAATCAGTATTCGTAATATCTTCTGCAACCGAAGCACGTCTGAAGAACTTGAGAACTTTTTGGCTAAATATCTGAGGAGCAAAATTACCTGACGGTAAATTATTGTACCCAGAAGCGGAATCGAAAGCCATTTTCTCTCTCCTTTTTTGAGGTTTTAGCTGTTCATGTCAATTCGCCCTTCTTGCCGTGCTAGATCGATATCAGCTTCAAACTTTTCGAACTCCCACGACTTGAGTCTGGCGATGTCAGAGCCTTTCCAAATTTTCTTGTTTGCATTGAGGTCTGTCTTTATCTCTTTTGCTCTAGGAGATGTAACAGCCATTGCAGCAGAAACGTCTGGTTTTTTACTCTGTTGTTTTTTGGTTGTGATCCCTGCGTCTGCTTTGTAGAGATCAATAACCCTTGCGGCTAGTCGAGCATTTGTGTTGTTTTTTAACACACCATCACTAATAGTGGTAGGTTGTTCTTCTAGCCAGTTTAAGAACTTTTCATCTGTTTTTATTTCTTCAAAGTCAGGATGTAAAGTCTTGAGTTCACGATAAGCGACCTTAACCAAATTTTCTTTCTCACGAGCTTTCAAAGTTTTAAGTTCTTCTTGAAGTTGTTGAGCTTGCTGATTAGCTTTTTCTGAAGCTATAGTCTGCATTACATCATAAACATCAGGATATTCTTGCCTAAAATTTTCTAGCTCTTCGGGAGTTTTTGGCAAAGGAACATTAACATTAGATTGTTGCATTGCACTTTCTAGTTGCTGTTCTTTTGTTTTAAACTCCTGTATCTTTTGATCGTAGTGACGCTTCAGATCATCATACCGTTTCTTGTAATCATGCTCTTGAGCAGTCTCTTCTTTCTTTGCAGATACGAAAGTTTCTTCCTGTTGCTCTTCCTCTTGAGTAGCCACTTCTAATGTGGGGTCTTGAGTTTGCTCATCTTCATCATCTTTGTAGACATCATCACGATACTTACCACGATAAAGATTAGGATTATTTATAACTCCATCGGAGTCATTTGGTTTGTTGGCTCTTACACCACGAACTTGTTGTTTTGCCATAGTTTTTTACCTCATTCTTGCAGTGCCACTGGCTGTGGGTAGCTGCTTCGGTGTGTCAGGGCCACATATGTGGGTAGCTGACTAATTATTATCGAGACTTTTTATTTGTATTTTATCTCGTAATATGTTATAGACATCGTCACCGTATGCTTTTCCTTCACCATACGATTCTAAAAACGGTCTAATTCCTTTATTCTTATAATCTTTTAACTTTTGTCTTAGCACTGCGTCTGCCAATTTATCGTAATACTTCTTATGTACCTCTTGGGGTATAACTCCCGGACCAAGTGCTTTTAACTTATTCCTAATATTGTTAGAAACTTTTTTTAGAGGTATTTTTTTGTCACCTCTAAAGAGAGCTTTGTTTACTTCTAAGTTAACTTTATCTCTACCCTGTTGTGCTACAGCTTTTGTGTAATCTTTTAATTCTTTAGGAAACTCTTTGTATCCCTGACTTCTTTTTATAAAATCTTCTAAAGTTGAATATGTTATTTGCATCGTTCCAAATGCTGAACTACCTTTTCCACCTTTAGCACCTACGCCTGTAAATATATACCCTCTGTCCTTGTACCCTTTCATCTCTTTATCATAAATTGCTTCTTTTATATCTCTCAGACTGTAATCTCTAAAAAACCTTTCATCGTCAGGTTTCATTTCTACAGGTTCGTCGGATATTCCGGGAACAAAAGCATCTTCTTGAGGTGTATTGATATTAGGATTAGTTAAATTAAGGTCGGGTCTACGAAATAAAAATCCTTGTTGAGGATTTTTTACACGCATACCTTCGTAGGCAGCATATCTATCTTGATCAGCAGGTTGATCATTAAGTTTATTCTTCAATCTAGTTACTTCAGGTTTACCTGAATTGTTTATAGCTTCTAATATTGGATACCCTATTTTTTCTGCTATTACTCTTGGTATATATATTTCTGAAGAAGCTACGATAAGTGGAACTTTATTCTTATCTTTTATTTTAGGATTTCCTACACGTATGTCAACCCCTTCTTTTCCTAATTCTTTGACAGCATAGTTTACAAGAGAAGTTATTTGAGGTTTCTTTTTATCTGAAGCAGGGCCATTAACAACATAATCTCCATCTTCTGCATCAAATTCAAACCTGTCTCTTACAACATCAGTATCCATAAAAGTTTGTTCTGGTTCAATGAGACCTACCCCTTTAATAGTTTCAGTCTTTGATGCAAATCCATTAATAGGTTTTCCTATTCTGCCACCATATGCAGTCCAACCACCACCTCCAAAACCATCATTAGAAGAACTCGTATCGCCACCGCCCATACCACCGTCACTATCATTATTATCATCATAAGATGGAGGTTGAGATGCGTCTAATCCACTAGATCCTCCAGTAGGTCCTCCATAACCACCGCCTAAGTCGCCTGTAGCTCCAACTCCTGTGTCTACACCTGTAATATTGTCCATATCAATACCTATGTTTATTCCCATAGGATTGTTCATAGTATCTTGGGCAACTACATCTGTCTCAAGACCAAAGTCCATACTTGGACTAGTCATCATATCATCTCTAAAATTTTCAGCCGCCTTATAGTCTTTAACAAAATCTTTGTAAGAAGTTCCCTGCCTGTAACTTTGAGGAGTTGTCACATTAAATTGTGCTTGAAGTCTTCCGGGAGAAAAAGCGTAAGATCCTCTACCCGTAGGATCAAAACCTAGTATTTCTGCTTTTACTTCGTCAGGTAGTTTAGAATCCATAATCTCGTCTTGGAATTTTTTTTCAGCATCTGTGAATGTAGCTGTCGGAGAAAACTTTGATTTCATAGACTCAATGCCTGCTGCCATAGGACCTGACTTACCAGTAAGCATTTCTCGTATTTTTTCCATATCTTTTGGACTAGCGTTAGGTATTGTACCAATAATATTACTAGGAGTTACACCTATAACTTGATTGTTTACAACTCCCACACCGTAACCTTTTTTACCCAAGCCTGCCATAGCTTGTGCGTATTGAAGTTGTTCTAAATTTTTTTGTCCTGCATAACCTGCTGTTACAAAAGTTCCAGACAAACTTGCAACTTGACCAAGAACTCTGCCGGGATCAAATACTTGGTTAACACCAAATGTAGCTCTTGTTCCTTTAGGACCTATTTGGTAGGATTTTCCAAACACATCCACTTTACCACTTTTACCTGTTCCTCCTAATAAAGACTTTAAATCAGTAGGTAAATCCTCTATAGTAACATCTTCGTAATCAGGACCCCCACTTGTATCTTCTTCATATTCAGGAACTACACCCTGTTCTGCAGGAGGTTTTCTTTTTCCATATATAGGAAAGGAAGGTCGTTTTCTTTCTCCAAACGGAGTAGGAATAGGAGCTACAGCTAAAGGTGCAAAATTAACAACGGAGGGTATTTGAAGCTCATCTTCAAGCCTAAACGCTGCGGCTGCTCCTAGCTGTTTGAACATATAATCTTTTATGATTGATTCAATCGACACTTTTCATCCTTATTACAGCTTCGTGATCATTCTTGAGTTTCTTGATCTGTTCCAGTAAAGCCAGTTTCCCCTGCAGTTGGAACACTTCCAGTTCCGACCGTGCCGCCACCAACGCCTGAATCGTCATTTGGGTTAGCTCCCGGAGGTACTCCTCCAGACTGTTCCATGCCTGCTCGTTGTTGATCAGGGGATTGAGGTTGTTGGCTTGCTTCTTGTTGAGCATTTTGAAGTCCTCTAAGTATTTCTGCGAATATTTGTGCTTCGCTTACGTCGTTAACCAAACTATCTGGATCTATATCCTGTGCTATTGCGAGTTCTCTCATAAGGTTTGGTATCTTTACAAAAGGTGCAAGCATTGGGTTACTTGCAGTTTGCAACAGAGTTGTGAGTCTTTGACTACGTACCTCTTTTTGCATCACTGCTGCAGTACCACGAGGTTTGATTTCAAGGTCACCCTCTATTTCAGGTACGTCATCTGTAAACTGCATATTCCATTGAAAGTATGATTCCCCCATAGGTTTTAACAAGTGATCGTCTATATTTTTTATTACAGTCTTGAGAGATAAACTTGCACCCCCAAGCAACATAGATAAACCTGATGCTGTTCGACCTGTTCCTGTTACGCCAGTTTGTCCATGTAATATAGATGGTATACCTGTATCTTCGTCAGCAAGTTGTCGTGATATCTGATACATTTGTATATTTTCTGGTGCAGTGTTTGGAAACTTCAAACCGTTAATTGCTGTACCAGTTACACCTGACTGTCTTCTAAATATCTTACCGGGGAATATATCCATATTTTGACCGGGAACTAAACTAGCTTCGTCTATGTCAAACACGAGGTTACCTGCAAGTGCTAAATTATCAATAGCCATACGATAGTGACCATTCATTAACTTTTGAGAAAACTCCATGTTTTCTGCTACACCAACTCCCCATAACTGATATGGATTAGTTTCGTATGGAAATGCTTGGTAGGGTATTCGTGCAGGCATAAATGGATTAAGAACACAACGAAGTATCATATTACCACAAGTCCAAACGTTAACTTGAATTTGATCTAATTCAGACATCTCTTCGACGCCTTCCATGCCTATTTCATTAGCATGTTTTTTATCAATAACACCCCAATACTCAAGCACTTCGTATCTGTTCTCTTGAAAGTATGGCTCGGTGTCGTCTTCTCGAATGGTATCTTCGTAGTACTTATCTTCGTAGTTAGGACCTTTAGCAAGACACTCTTCTATTGCATCTTTGTAAAAATACGGTCTATTCATTAAAGCACGAAGCTGTTGTCTATTCATACGATGTCTCTGTATGACGTACTCACAATCTTCTATGCTTGTTGCTGATGGGTCAGGGTGAAAATCCCACAATGATACATATTCAATTCGTGGTACTATCTTTTCATATGGAGCGTAAGTTTTTTCTCCATTCTCATCTTTATCCCACTTGTGAATACGTTTGTAAGAATTAAACGGACCTTTAACTATTCCTGTTCCAAGTAAACAGGACTCAAAAATAGCATTACGTAAAACAGTAACAGCATCTGTGTCTGTCAATTGATCGTGTATAAGTTTTTCTAAATTAAGAGCTGCTT